GGATTATGCCATAGGTCTTGCCCGCACTTGTACCACCTTGTATGACACGCTTTCTGGCTTTCATAGCCAATAGTTTATTTATCGCAGTTGTCCTTTGAAACATCTTTAATTGAACAATGGTTGCTCAGCAATGACCTTTAAATCTGTTTTAGTTGCTGCATAACTTCCATCCATCTTATTAAGTTCGGCAATGGCTTTGGTTCTGTCGTTATGGTCTGGCTCGGATGGGTATTCCATAATCTTACCAGCAATAACAAATGGTTTCTTAATCTTAACCTCACCTTTGGCTATCTTGCTCAACATCTCCATACGTTCGGCAGTTGATAGTATATTTTTTTCAGCTAATTCAGTAATGGCAGTTGATGTTGCATTGTTAATTGCTTGCTTAACTAACTGCTTATGTTCTTGTATTTCCTTTGCATACTTTTTAGCAAGTATTGAGCCCTTGCTTCGTGCAGTATTGCCATTTACTTTCTTTTGTGCAATAGCCTCAATATAGGCTTTATCCTGCGATATGCCATTTGCAACTAACTCAATGAATTTAGTGTGTTTAGGTGATATTGATACCATTTTTAATTATTGAGCGCTGAGGTCGGTGTAACCGCCATCTCGATACTGGAAGTACCGCGACTTTTATTTAGCCCATCAGCGCATATTTCTTTTCTACTTTGCAAAGATACTTTTTTTCCTTTATACATTCCTGCACCCATTTCATCTATTTTGCTAAATGGTAATATAGGAACGGTTATTTTGCAAGTTTTATCAATTAGGTAAATGTATTTTAATTGTTTGCCTACTAATGGTTTTCCTTTTAAAACCTCAACCATATATTTTTTAGCATTACCATAACCACTCTCTAACATTTTTTTTCTTAATGCTCCGTGCTGTCCACCTTGCAAACCCATTAAATGTAAAGTGTCTCCGTTTGGTAATTCATAAAGTTGTTTACTATCGTTTATATTTGTTAAAACAAAGCCACTTGCTCTATAAATAGTTCCATCTCCGCATTGTGTTGCATCTGCAAAACTCATAACCCATTTGATTTGTGGTGCATTTCTTTTAATTAATAGTAAACATATTTTTATAAATCTACTCTCTGTGTATTTTGGTGTATCATCAATACAAACTAATCTATTTAATTCTAAAAAATCATTCCACTTTGTGTTTTCTATTAAATGTAAATGCAAATATTTATTTATAGGTCTTCCCCATTGTGCAACTCCAATCATTTTATTATCTAAAAACGCTCCAAAACAAATCAAACCAGTTGCTGCAACCTTACCGCTATAATGATGTTTTTTTACAAACTCATTTGCAATTTTAGAAGGTATTACTTTAACGATTATTTCCTTTGCTCTGCCCATTGCATAATAATTAAATAAAGTGCATTTCCGTTGCTATTTTCGTTGCCCATAGTTTCCGCGTACTTATACTCATCTGTTTGTTTTATATCCGCTATTGCGTTTTTAATTTGTGTTGCCTGCTCATCTGCTAAAGTAAAAGTCATTTGTTGAAATGGTGCTTTATCTCCACTTGCTAACGTAAAATCCTCGCTCATTTCATCATCAAGTTTTACTCCTACATCAATCCCCCACTCCTCACAAACCGCTTCACCCAGTTCGGCCTCAATCAATTCAGCATCAAACACGATGTTAGCCTTTGCTGATGCATTATCAGCCAGTGCCATCTCTCTGCCTTGTGGTGAATCCAAGTCAATGTCTGTACGTTTTACCGCAATTAATTGTGTTCCATCGGATTCAACAATAAGAACATCTTCAATACCAGAATATTCAACACTCTTATTTCCTGCGATTATACGGTTGTTTTTATCCAAAAGGATACTTCTACCTGCTCCGAACTTTTCAAACGATTTGCGTATCATTTCTGCGCCATTCTCGCTACCTTTATTAAAGTTCTTGTCATCAGCAATTAACTCTGTTGACTTAATGTTTGTTGTTTGTTTACTTTTCATACCACAAATGTACTAATTATTTTAAATATCCTAATATTTCATTTTGCACTTGTTCAAAAGATGTGGCTAAAATGTAAACACCTCCATCTGACCTAACTTCATTCATTCGTTCTTTTTGCTTGTCACTTTGCCTATCATTTGGACTTTTAACCTCAATTGCAAATAACCTACCTTTTATTATTGCTTGCAGGTCTTCCATACCTACGTTCAATCCTTTTATTCTTATCATTTTGCCTTTTATCATTCTTGCCCTGCCCTCTGATGATATTCTTTGAACAGAATTACATCCGTGTACTATTTCTAAATACTTTTCTATAAGTTCTGTAAATCGGTTTGTATTGAATGCATCTTTTGTTTCTTTTGGCTGGATAACATTGTTTACTGGCAGGTCAAGATGGTTAGTGCTTAACTTAACTTTGCGTTTCTTAACAACTTTCTTTTTTGTAAGGTTAAACCTTTCAACTTTCAATGTATCGTGAAATCTGGGTTGCATCTTTGTGCGCTTCCAAGCGTGATAAAGTTGTTCGAATTCTGGGATGCTAAAAATCTTCATTTGGTTTTAGGTTATTTGTGAATACTGGTGCTTCTTTATTTACTGCCTCATTTATATCTCTAAACTTGGTATATTGACCATCCCATCCAAGAAGAATGTCATCAGTAGTTGCACCATTTCGGTGCTTGGCAATAATAAACTGCGCTTTGCCAACTGTACTATTTCCATCGTTGTCTTCCATAATTCCGTGATATTCTGGTCTGAATAAGAAAGTAACCATATCGGCATCCTGCTCAATGCTTCCACTCTCACGCAAATCGGACAATATTGGTGTTCTATCAGCACGTTCTTCAACCTTTCGGCTTAACTGTGATAGCGCAATAATAGGGATGTTTAACTCTTTTGCTACTGCTTTTAAACCTCTGGAAATATATCCAACTTCCTGCTCTCTTCCGTTAACATTGTCAACCTTTCCTGCGGTCATAAGTTGAATATAGTCAACAATTGCAAGTTTAATATTGTGGTCACGCTTTAATTTTTTAAGTTTAACCTTGAATTCAAACACAGATATTGCTGGTGTGTCATCAATAAATATCTTACTGTTAACTAACTTCTGGCACATCAAACGCTTGCGTTGAACCTCATCATCATTGAGGCCAGTGCGCATAAACTTCTCCAAAGGTATTTCAGATTCAGCACTTTGTAAACGATTCATAAGTTGCATTGATGACATTTCAAGACTAAAGAAAGCAACTGGTTGATTGAATTCAACTGCTGCATTACGTGCGATGTTTAAGACAAATGCAGTTTTTCCCATTGCTGGCCTTGCTGCTAATATAATCAAATCACTACTTTGCCATCCTCCAGTAACTGCATCAATATCGAAATAGCCACTTGGCACACCACTAATGCCTTGCTTTGACCTAATTTCAATATTGTGCTTTTCGGATTCAAAGAAAAGGTCAGTAACATTGTCAAACTTTCCAACGTGAATAGTTTGGGTTACTTTGTCAATCATATTCTGGCCTCTTTCAAGCATTTCAAAAGCATCTACGTTGTCTTGGTAGCTTTCCTTAATAATACCTGCTGACATTAATATAAGTTCACGCTGCGTGTATTTTTGAAACACTATCCTTGCATTGTATTCTACATTGAAATCTGCTTTGTTGCATAAATTAGTCAAGTAATAAGTGCCTCCAGCCTTTTCTAAATTGCTTGTGCGTTTCAATTCTGTGTTTACAGTTATAACTGTGATTGGGCTTGAAAGTTTATAAAGTGTGTAGATTGCTTCAAGTATAACCTTGTGACTTTCTTTGTACATCATATCTGGCCTAAAAAAGTCAACTATCTCATCTATGCAGGTAGCACGAATAAGTATTGCACCTATAATTGACACTTCCAAGTCATCTGCTTGTGGAGGTAGCTTTCCCCATTCAATATTTGCATCATCATCAATGCGAACTGTTTTCTTTTTATTATTTTGCATTCTTACCTCCCCAGTTACCTTTTGCTTTTACTATATCGTTGTTTGTTTGTTTTTTCGGCATTGGCTTTAAGTATGGTAAAGTGTTTTTAATTTTCTGCTGCCAGTCATCAATCTGCTTACCATTACCATCTTTCCATCCGTTTTTAATCCAAGTGTTATATTTTTCTTCAATAGTTTCTTTTAACTTCTCAAAGTCTATATCTAATCCTTGACAAAAAGAAAGAAAATCCCTGCGGGCGGGTGCGCCTATTTTAACACTCACATTATCACTTTCATTTACACTTACACTATCACTTACACTTACACTTACATTTAGGGTTTCAATTGGCTTTTTATTGGTTTCCGAAAAAGCCAACCCTTTATTTAGGTTTTCTTCGCTTTTCGGCCTGCCTCCTTTTTTGCCATTTTCAGAGGCTTTCTTGACACGGTCTTCATAATTGGCCATATTGCGTATAAGATTAGGCTCAATGAATGACCATACTAACTCAACCAATGGGTCAGATAGGTCAACTTTGCCATCTGCGTGAAACTTAAATAGGTTTGATAATATGATTGCCTTTTGGGTATCGTTTAATTTAGAGATGGCAGGCCACCACTCTGAACGTATTATAAATGTGTCTTTCATTATTTGTATTTGTTAGAGGTATATTTAAAATCATCTTTCACTATTGCTTTTTGAATAGCGTGAAACTTTGTATCAGCGTTTATAGTGTAAACTTTACCGCTTGGTGATTTTATAAAAAATATTTTCATTGGCTAATAAATTTTTTCGCAAATAACTATTAATTCATCATTGTCATCTATTTCGTGTTTTTCAACTCTGTAATTACTAAAAAATTCATCATAGTGAAATTCTGAATTTGGAAAAATTAAAATAGGAAGTTCAATAGTATTAAATCCTCCATCGTTGCATAAATAATAAGTGTACATTATGTATAATAATTAAAAAAGCCTATATAACTTTGTGCAGGGTTCGACTTCTACACTCCATTAAATAGGCCAATAAGTTTATGTTTCTTTAGTGTCGAACCGAAACAATAATGCAAATATAAGTAATAATTACTTAATCTGCAAGTTACGATGTGTTGCTATACTGCATCCAGCAACTTCAACACCATCTTTTAATGCTGCTTTAATAGCTGCCTTGTCGGCTTGTTCGGTTACTTTAACAACCTTATAGGCAGCAGGTAGTTGGTTGACATCATCCACCTCAACAGTTTCCGATTTTCTAAAGTTAATCTTCACCAATGGTGTTTTGATTTCTTCAATTTGGAATGTATCCATTGCGTGTTTGATTCTCTCCTTTAGATATTCTGATGCTTTTTCACGCTGCTTTTTCGCTGCCTGCAATCGTTTTATTTCAGCCTCAATAATTTCAACATCTGCATCCATTTGCTTGATTACAAATGAATAGGCTACTGATTTGTTCTGCAACTGTTCTTCAGTGATTGCCAACTGCTCTTCTAATGATGGGGTTAATTCCCCACCATTTTCAATTAATTCTTCAGCTAATTGGTTATAGCTTTGTTCGATGTTATAGATTGTTAGTTTCATTATTGTGCTGGTGTTAATTTGGTTTTCATTTCATCTTTGGCTGCTAATACTCGTAGGTCTGTTTTTTGGTTAAGGGTTAATTTCTTCCAAACTGCTTTGATTTCATCTAAAGAAACACACACTTGAATGTCATTGATAATCTCATCAATTGTTGTGTCAACTTCGATGTGGGTAGCCTCTTCAGTTGTCACTACTTGCATTTCCTCTGGTACATAAACTGGCCCACTAAAGATGTCTGGACAATACCATTTCACACCATTACTGATTGCTCTGGCGAATAGCATATTCTTTGGAAACTTATCAATGTTCTTGGTTAGTGCTTTTCTTGCATCCTCAATGGTGAATGTGCTATTACCAATCTTGGTGTTACCTTGAAAGAAATCAATTGAGCAAACCTTTTCAGATGCTTCTACAACACGATAATCATACTTACCGCTACCTTTTAATCGTGATGCAATAAGACCAGCACCAATGGTTGGCTTTCCTTGAATAATATGGATGCCAGTCATTGAGGCGAATGGAGGTATTCCGATTTCTTGCCCTGCTTGTATCTTCACTATTGCTTGCGCTGCACTCTTTGTGTCTGCAAACATTCCACTCTCTGCGAATGCTTTCGCCAAATTCATCAATTCTGATATTGGCAACTGTTGTACTACTGATAATTGTGTGTTCATTGTTATTTGTTTTTATGGGTTAAAATTAAAATGGTAAATCATCATTATTTGTTTGTGCACTTGGCTTTAAATAACTTTCTTGTGGTTCTTCAGTCTGGGTGAATGGGTTAGCATCAACTTTCCAGCACACTATTGTGTTAAACACCTTAACTTCACCTTGTGGGCTTGTCCACTCACGACCTCTGATATTAATGTGCGCCTCAATGTCTTGCCCTACTGAAAGCGAATCTGCAAGTGAGCAGGCTTTCTGCTGCAGTTCAACTGATACTATCTGTGGGTATTGGTCTGCAGTGGTTAGGATTAGTTCTCTTTTTGAAAACTTACCATTACTTACTGATACTGTTGCGCCTATGCGCTTGATTGTTCCTTTAATTGTCATAATTGTTTGTTTATTTGTTTTTGTGTAAAAAATCGGTTAATACCATTGAAAGAAATGAGGTGTGCGGAATGTAATCGTTAAATTGTAAGTTAATTTCGTGCTTGTCATTAGATACTGCCAAGTCACATAGTTGCATTGTCCAGAATGCATCTTTAAGTTCGATGGAAGCAGTTATTTCGTTGTCTTTATTCCACACATAAAATGTTTGGTTTTCTGATTCGTATTCGATGCGTTCTTTAGAATTTTCGATTTGCCAAGTTGTTAGCGTTGACACCTTTGTTATTACGTTTATTGAGTTCATTGTTAGTTGTTATTAGGTTTGTAATTATCTTAAATTATTTGCTCTCTTGCACTCGTTGTAAAGACTCATAAATGCTTGTTTCTTTGTCTTGTAATAGCTATCGTTGTTGATGCCATCATTGTCATCAGAGATTCTATCTGTTGCGCTTGTGTTAGTAGATGTACAAGAATATTGCTTACCTCTGAATGTGATGGTTACTTTGTTGTGTCCGTAACCAGAGAAACCGAAAGATACTTTTTTTGTTAATTGTGTTGTGTTCATTTTGTGTGTTTTTATTAGGTTTTATAAATGGGGGGTGTTAGCCCCCTTTGATTTGTTAGTTAGTTTAGATTATGCTAATCTTACCATTTCTTTATTCCAATTAGCATAAATAGTTTCGCTTGTGTATGAACCATATATAGACAATCCATTTCCTAACGCAACTATTAAGAATGCAGGCCCTGCATTTTTTCTAACTTTCATAATTTTAGTAAAGTTTGCACCTTTTACTACTTCGTTTGCTTTTGTGATAATTTCTAAATTTGTCATTTTTTGTGTTTTTTAGTTGTTGTTATTATTTTGATGGCACAAATATAGAGTTTATTTCTTTACCTGCAAATTTTATTTTTAACTAATTATATAACTTACTGATTTACAACTAAATAATTTTTTAGAAATTGGTAAATAGCAAAATGTTGTGGCTTCCAGTTATCAACTTTCCCATTCATAAGTCTGGCTATACCTGCTCTGGTGTATCCAAATTGCTTTGCTGCTGCGGTTACTGGGTTACATTTCGCTGGCCTTGAGCCATTATGCTCAACAAGTGCCAACATCTGTTTGTATTCGTTCTTTAATTGTTCGTTACTTGGTTTAATTCTTGGCTGCTCTGCGGTTATATTCATAGTTCTGACATTATTAATATTTGATTTGTATTTGTTTTCTTTGCTTTCCTTATGGCCATATAAATGTTATTGGCAATACGTTGTTTGAAATCAATTGCAGCCTCAACAGTTGCAAAGTCTTCACTCCAGTCTTCTGCTAACTTGCTTTTGTTTTTCAATCTCTCTACAATGTTTGAGATTATTTTTGTGATTTCGGGTACATTTAGCCCAAAAACCTTTGCACATTCAACCGATGTTAGCCCACTATTATACTTGAGCCATAAATCCCAATGTTCTTGCGTTATGGTTGCAGGTTTGGGAACGTGAATATAACTATCACAGATGGCCCTGCCTAATTTGCGTTTCTTTTTAATCTTTTGCATTGCGAATTTGGTATTGCATTAGAACTAATGCAGAATGTATGGCCTCTGCATTGCCACCTTTATGCGTTAATTTTGCGCCTCCTTTTGGGGTGTAGGCTGCTGGGTTGCTTCGGTAACCGAATAATAGTTTTTGGATTAGTGCTTTCATTTGTTTTGTTTGTTAGTTTATATTAAAATAATTCTATTATATAATCGAATTCCATACCAAATTCCATTTCTTTTCCATTTTTTAATTGAACCAAAATACTATTTCTTATTGTTTTTACTGAACTAATTTGATTAATTAATAAATAACCTCCTTTATAATCTATAACACCAGATTTAATTGCCTTAAATTTTTTAAGAAGGTTATAATATTTTGTTTCATAGTAATCTTTATTTTCTTTACTATATGAAATAAGATAATCGTATTTAATAATAATATCACTTACTTTTTTTCTTGCAGTTTTATTTGTTAGTTTTTTTGTAGCAGCAGGAATTTTTAATAATTCTCTTTCAAAATCATCCCTAAATAATTTTTTTGTTTCTGTTTGTGTTTCCATTTGTTAGTTTTTAAATTAGACCGCAAAACTACAAATATTATTTCTAAAAATAAAATTTGTATTTAATTATTTTTGTTTCATCTTTGCGGAAATTTAAAACTAACATTATGAAAACAACAACATTAACATTAATTTGGGATTACGAAGATGATGACAGAGAAAACAATATCAGAGGAGGCTGGGTGCTAATTGACACTACCAATGGAAATAAACAAGTGCATTTAAGCGCAAAATTAGAAGAACTATTGAATGAAGAATTAAATCCAGATAATTTTTAAAACTATGAAAACAAAACTATCACTTATCCTATGGGCAGCAGCAGCCCTTTTTATGTCCTTTTGGTCAGTTAAATTCGCTATGACTGGCATCTATTATGGCAATTCAGAATTTGTAACCTACACCATTGCATTTTGGGCTTCACTTGTTAGCGCAATTTGCGGTGCTGGTTTTATGCAACAATGGCTTAAGAAATGAAACTGCTCTACAAACCGACAAAATTAACCTGCGAATTTATCGTTCCTAACATCGAGAAATCAGATGGAGTGCAAAAGGTCATAGGCTTTTCTCGCGGTTGGCATCACTACAATAGCATTCGTTTAGGAATCCGCAAAGAGGAAAATTATTGCGTTTTGTATTTCTATGCCTATATTAAAGGGCAACGCATTATACAACGGTTAGGTAGATATCAAATTGGTGAACTTGTTAAGGTTAGATTGCATTGGGGTTATTACATTGAATGTAAGGCTAACAATGGCTATGCTTTTAGAGTTGCTCCGAAGTGTTCGTTTCCGATTGGGTATCTACTTAACAGTTACGCAGAGAAAGATGGTGTAGAGGGTGTAGAAGTGCCTTTTGATATTGAAATTATGAATTTAAAAATAAGCTAATTTATGAAACCCAAAGATGAAAGTAAGCCATACGAATCGAGATTAATCGAGGACTTGCATCCAACATTAGCTAATGCCTACAAGAAAGCAGAAGCGCAGTTTAACGCAACACATAATGATGTACACGTGATAATAGTGTGTACATATCGTAATAATGCAATGCAGGAAGTTTACTATCATAAACGACCAAAGATTACTAATGCCAGAGCAGGGCAATCACCCCATAACTATTACCCATCAAGGGCATTCGATATTGCATTTGTGAAAGTTGGTAAGCGTGAACTTGACTATGCGCCTAAACATTTCAAAGAGTTTTGGGAACTATTGCAAACACATAGTAACAAGTTGACTTGGGGCGGTAATTTTAAATCATTCAAAGATTTACCTCACGTAGAATTAACTAACTGGAAAATGACTATCATATGATAAAGGGTACACGCTACACTAATGGCAAGGAGGTAATAACCTTTGTTAAGATTGATTTCATTGTAATCGGTGGTCGAAAGATTGACCACGTTTACTTTAGGAGAAAAGATAAAATAGATTTGATAATGCCCTTGCTTGAATGGAATATTAAGGGTAAATTTGAGTGGGAAATAATTAATTGAAAGTAGTATTTTAAATATTAAAATTATAAATTATGGCATATTTTGGAAGAAGTAAAGGTTGGAATGCTCCACCAAAAAAAGTAAATAAATACCAAGATGGTGTTTTAATATTTACTTATGAAAAACTATCACACGCTGCAATTGATTTTAAAATAGCAGAATCAACAATTAGTAGATACTTAAATGGAAAATTGAAAACTGTAAGTTGGTTGCCAATTGGAATTACTATGAAGTACGCAAAACATACAAAGTACACAAACCAACAACTATGAATCTAAAACAGAAATACCGCAGCCCCGACAACCGCCAACTAAAGAAGATTGCAGACTACTTAATTTACGTTTTGCTGCCATTTATTCAAACATCGTTAGCACTTGCAGAAACGCAAGGATTAATCAGTTTACGACAAGCATTTTGGGGCGGTTTGGCAGCGACATTTCTGCTTATTAATACTAAATTCTTAACTAAATTCACAACCGAAACACCTACAAGAACTGATTTAATTAATGGTGATGGGTGCTAAAACAATAACAATATGAAACCACACCACCAACTTATCACATTCGCAGTCCTATGCTTACTGCTAATAATCGGTTTAAATCATTGCGCTAAAGAACAACCGAAAGTTATTCCATACGACTATAAGACCGAAGCGGAAATGATAAAGAAGCAGTTTGGAATTGAGCAGGCTATTCTACTCAACCAACTGGAAGCAGCTACCCGAAGACTGCAAGTTGCGAACAATGCAAAAGATAGCATTAGAAAGAGGGAATTATCATTAACCAACACTAATATAGCTTTACTAAAGAAGTTGCGTACAACGCTGCCAAAAGAGTGTGATACTGTCTTTGTGCTATGTGATGAGATAATCAATGTTAAGGATTCAAGTTATGCTGCGTTGTTTACTGCGTTTCAGATGTGTGATTCGGCTTCAACGATTAAGGATTCTTTAATAGTTAATTACAAGGCGGAAAACGTTACCGATAGCACTCTGTTAGTTATCAGTAAACAAGAAACGAAACAACAACGCAAAGGTAAAGTAGCAGCGTGGTGTGTTGGTGGTGCTATGTTTATTTTGTGGCTTGTTGTGGGATTGAAATAAATTACTATATTTGCAGCGTTGTGTAGGAGCAACCAAAAGAAATTTTAACAAAAGCCTTGACTTTAGCGACCTCCTACTCGCTATTGTTGAGGTTTTTTAATTTAAAGAAATGGAAAAAATAATTTATTCAGAAAATGGTGGATTAGGTATTATTTTAGACAGCAACGAAAACGAAAATGATTTTATTGATACAACAAAATCATTTATTATAAATAATCAAACAATGATGCCTAATGATAATACTACCTTGTTTGGAATGTATGATGCTCCTGCAATTTATGTGGGTGCTTTAAAAGAGGGCAATAATAATTGTATGGTATTTTGTTTAGGTTCAAATGATGATTTATTTGAATCTAAAACTTATTACAGTTGTTTTTATTGGATTAATGAAAGGCGAATAGCTAATAAATATAAAGAGGGAACTGTAAAAGATTTTATATTTGTTAATGGTGTTTGGAAGTAATAATTTTTACTATCTTTGCCACGTTCAATGTTAGTTAAGTTATTAGGTAGAAGCCCTTGCAGAAATGTGAGGGCTTTGTTATTTATCCTCAATTATCCCCAGCGTAACCAACAACGCAATCACACCTCCCTTGAATAGCCTACCTACATTCTTTGCGATTTCTCGGTATTGGTATAGCATTGCAATTAGGTAGATAAACAAAATAATTAAGACTAATATCAATGGTTTAACTGCGACTATTTCTTGGTTAGTCATTCTTGTTTTTCTTGGCAACACGATACGATGCCCACATTGATACTATCAATGCACCTAACTTGGCGAAGTCATAAATCGTATCGTAGATGCCGACTAAATTCATATTGCCAAACCAATCTGAAGTCCACACTCCTGCTTGAATTATAACGCTTGTAATGATGACTAAAATGCTATTGTCGGGGTGGTGTGGGTGTATCATAAAATTTAATTTTCTTTTTGAGTATAAGGTATCAAAGGTAATTCTTTTAACCACATAAATTCTTCTTTTGCGCATTCAATTTCTTCAATTGATATTACCCAATTATCGTTAAAATCTTGAATAGGATTGTAATATGAATAGGGCGCATATAACTGCCCAACTAATTCATCTTTTTGTAATTCAGTAAGCAAACCAACATAGGTCAACTTTTCTTCTTCTGTCAATTCTGTTAGTTTCATCTTATACGTTTCTTGAAAGTGAAGTTTGCATTGCTTGTACTAATGTGTATAATGTTGATGCCTCTGCATCACTTAAACCGCTTCCTATTGAAGCAAATGCACATTCTTTATTATCATACTGATTCACACCACCAGTACCTTCATTTCTTGCACCAATAAAAATTTTATTTGTGTTTGGAATCGAACTTATTATAGTTGTAGTGGTTGTCGCAATTAAAGAATTATTTTTATATAATTTTATAGAGTTATTAGCAGTCCTACTTGTCATATACCAACCAGTAGAAGTGACATTTGCAGTAGATGCAAATATAAAATTGTTTATCATACCAATCGCATTTCCATCTGACCATTTTAAAATCAACTGATGCGATGTTGTGTATGACCCATTGGTAGAACCTATTGAAACTCTACTTGCATTGAGTGCTGAAGTTCTTGAATAAAAACTTAAATGAGCATTAAAAGTAGTTAATGTAACAGATGGTGTCAAAAAAGTGTCTGCATAAGCATTTGTTCCATTAGGCAATGCTCCATTTGCAGAATGTGTCCAACCTCCCAAAAATGACAATTGAAAAGTTGCTGGATTTATAAAGTTGTAAGAGTGTTTGCCAGATGTACCACCCACCATTGGATAGATAGCATTAAACTTTCCAGTTAAACTATTCGCAATTAAACCTGCCTCAAAAGTATTTAAAGCATTTAAAATAGTTGTATCGGTTTCCAATGTTGCTGCTATCCACGCAGTTGTTAGTGGTAGGTAACCAGCAGCAGGTTTTATGTATATCAGTCTTCTACCCATTATATTCTGGTTGTTTTAAGTGATGCTTGTAAGTTTGTCAATGCACTATTTGATGTGGTTACTAATGTTATCTTGTCACCTACTGCAACTGTGTTTGCTGCACTTGCATTAGCAGTTGCTATGGTGCTACTTACCGATACTGCACTAATGCCAGTTACATCTACTCCATTTATCTTTACCGCTACTGTGCAAGTGCCAGATGCAGAGATAATCTTTAATTGATTAATAGTGTATGCATATTGGGCATAAAGTTCTAATGTATACGTTGTTGCTGCTATGCTTGAACCACCATCTTGAAGAGATAGATTCTCAACTTTTAATGCATTAAAAGCAGACCAATCAGCAGATGACAATGCGCCTCTATTAGATGCAGATGCAGTAGGTAAATTGAATGTGTGTGTGCTGCTTGCTGAACTTATTGCGAAATCAGTTCCCGAAGTTCCAACTGCCAAATTTTGAACTTGTTCAGTAAGACCATTCAATGCAGTTAAGCCAGTTGTGAATGTTGTAATTACTTGACATAAATGACCATTTTCTGTGTGCAATGTTATTGTTCTGCCACTATGAGTAACATAAATTCTTATTGCTAATCTATCGGTCAATGCAAGTGTTGTCTGTGGGACTGCAATAGCAGTAAAATACAAGTCAATAGTAGTGCCTCCAGTTATTGCTTCTGGTGTTGCTGAATTGCTTGCAATCAAAGTTAATGTTGCACCATCCCATTTATGTAATTCAATATAAAATGATGGTGAACCACCGCCACTTGATGCGCTGAAATAAGTTTCAAAGTTCCAGTTGCCTGCTGGAATGACTAATTGATTTGGGTCATTTGCATCTGTAATAAATGATTGAATGTAACCATCAGCAGCAATAGTAAAATCAGTACCAGTTCCAATGATAGGTGTTTTGTTAATTTCCTTCATTGCCACACCCCCAAATGTGCCTTGAGAAACTGAACCATTTAAGTAGTAGTTAACTGATGCACCACCACCACCGCTTGATGGGAAATTAGCTAATGAACCATCACCTCTCACATATTGACTTGTAAGACCTGCACCAGTTACCGCTATTGTGCCACTTGTTGTAACTGGACTACTTGCAACGCTGAATGCACTTGGCATTGATAAACCTACGCTTGTAACTGTACCACTACCAGCACCAATATCACTTAACATTGCAAAGGTTTGTGTCCCTGCTGCCTTGTTTGGTAATTCAAAAGTAACATTATTAGCTAATGCAGTAGCTTTTATTGTACCAGCACCAAATGATGGGTTTTGAATGGTCATAGAATCTGGATAAACACTTAATGCATTTCCAGAACTATCCTCCATTAATATATTAGAAGAAATAACTTGAACATAGTTGCCACCTCCATCATCAATTTTAATTGCAGTTGTTGAGTTGTTGCCAGTGTCTAATACTTGTTGTAAATCTTGTGCTGCACCAGCACCACCAATAAAAGTAATATTAGTAGGTGTAGCCAAATCAGTAACAACTATCCTATTGTTAGCAATGTCAAAATAACGATGGTAATTTATGCCTCCGCTTTGAAATATTGTTGAAGCATAAGTTTTGTTGTATAGAAATGCATAGGTAGTTGCATTAGAATAATCATCACCAAATACACCTGCCTCAATAGTTACGTTTTGTAAAGCATTTCCAAACGTAAAACCTTCTGTACCCTGCTTAAAAGTGTTATTAACCGCACTATCTCCGCACGTTATACCATTTCCGCTACCCGACAAATATTCAAATATATTTCCACTACTATCAGCTCCAAGTTCTATATTTCTAACTCCTTGATGAAATGTATTTCCTCCGCTACTTGCTCCTAATATAATACCAGAAGTTGGCAAAGTGCCATTCCAAGTATTTCCAAAATCATCGTAAATAGTCCCATTTAACCAAGCATTGCCTTGTAAATCATATAATACTTGACCCGACAATGTACTATCAATTATTTCGGCAGTTCTTGACAAAACACCTGTACTTTCCGCTTTGCACATTAACTTGTAAGGGAGTGCATCTGTAACGATATAAAGCGTTGTTAAACTTAATGTTCCTGCTATTTCTAATGCTTGTAAATCTCCAACTGTTATTTCAAGAATTAAAGTGTTTCCGCTTGTTTGCGTAAACACATCGGTTGTTATATCGTAAATGCCAAACAAACCACTTGTTACATCAATGGCAAACTGATAAAATTGATTTGTAACACCACCAGCAGCCATAACTTTAATAATTCTTCCACCACCATCAGCATCATCAAGAATGTAAGTTTTAAATGATACCAAATCACTCCCAGCAACAAGTGCTTGTGCTGCTACAACATTTAATTGCTCAATATTTTCCGACAACATCAATGCCTTTACTAAACTTACTGGCACTTTTTGTGATTGGTATACACCAGCACTTACATATTGGTCAATGTCCAAAAAGGACAAATCTTTCATTTCGCTTGCGGTTACTGCATACTGATTAATTTCCATTAGTTACGATGTTTTTTATAATTATTATATCTTTGTCTAACCTCTAATTTTACTGGTGCTAATTTACTAATTAATGGCTTCCAAACTGGTTTATATTCCGTTTGAAACATTATTTCTTTATCAACATACTTTTCTGCATTTCGTGAATTATAATCCGTTATAGTGCATCTATCTGATTGCATTATTGAAATCCTAAATAAATTGTGCAGTTGTGCAGGTATTCTTTTGGTTTCTAAAATGTAAATCGGTTCTTGTTCATCAAATGTCCATTCCCTAACACCATTTTGATACTGAATTTCTTCCTTCGTATAATCTGCAGTTGGGTAACCAAAGTAACCAGACAATCTTATCTGATTTACCCAATTTAAATTCAAGTAATTCACAGTCAATTTATCATCACTTAAGCTACCAATTAAACCATTCTGATACCATTGTAATCTAATGGTCATCTCTGCTCTATCTGCTCTGTATTCGCACAATTTAAAATCAAATGAGAATATTGATACATTGCCCAACACACCATCAGTTACTGCTAATTCAACCTTGTAAATTCCACCTCCGTGCAATGTCAACACCTTATGCCATTCTATCTTATAACCTACATATTTTTGATTGTTGACAGTTTGAAATCCAAAAGGATAGTTTACCCCATAAGTAGTTCCACCACTCATTGTAGCTAACAAAACATTGTCTTTGTAAATCTTATAAACTGCTCCAGTAGCAGTAGGTGAGCAGATGTCCATAAACGTGAAGAAATCATTCTTCATTGCATCACTACCATCACCATATGCCAATTGCAATAGTTTAAAATCAGCACAACAATCCCATAAGTCTGTGTTAGGCAATAGTAACGTAGGCACTACTGCACTTGCTGCTGGTAGTGTGTAGAATATCTGTGTTGCTGCTTCTCCGTCGAATGTTGGCATTATGCTATCGTTTTATAATTACCATC